AGTAGGGGGACTCCCTTTTTTTATATACAAGCTTCCCCAAGCCTACCCACAACAATATATTCTATCGCAACCAATTCATAAAACATATCACACATAATACTACATAAACAATATACAATCCCAATTTCAAAATATATTTCATGTTCTTCACATAATAACAATATAATAGTTTAATACCTACCAATTATATACCAAACAATTTTAAAGATATATTCTTCTTCTTCAATCCACAATAGAAAAAACTCAATCAAACAAAGGGATTATACTATCCTTCAATCCTTATATATTTTCCTGAACCCCTTGCAATTGCCGCGCGGATCTGTTATACTATAGTCACGGTAAGGGAAATCCGAACCGAATATCAATGAAATGGTAGGTAAATGAAAATGAAAAACTTAACTCTTTGCGCTGAATGGGATGATAATAAGGAGACATATCGCCTGTTTTGGTCATGCACACCTTGTGTGACTATCACGCACTGCACCGACATTATTGCAATTGAAAGGATTGCGGCAATCCTCGGGTTGAATTTAATACCCATTAAGTAAGCGAAAAATGTTCAAGCTGTACTATCTGGCTATACGGGGTGGGAGGAAGAAAAAATGACAGTCGAATTACGCATTATCAATAATCATTTCCGCGACAATGACACGGTATTTGTGTTTGACGGAAAAATCTTTTGTTGCCTTACCGCACTTGCCGCGCATTTAGGCGGCGAATATCTGGATTTGGACAGCATTCTTTGGCGTTCTGTTAAGTTTGTGTTTAATAATAGGAAAATTTCCTATGATGAAGTGCTTGAATATTAAATTATATTTTCGGGAGGTAAAAACATGAAATTCATTTTGTATATCTCTATTGCTTTGTTAGCTTTCATCATGTGCGGCATGTGCCTATACACCGCGATAACCTCGGATGATAACAACATAAAAATGTTGTTTTGTACAATTGTAAGTGCGGCAGTAGCCGTTGTAGCATTACTTTTTGCGGGAGGAATAATTAAATGAATGAGCGGTATTTTGAAACAAATGTTGAGTTTTTACTTAACTTGAAGGATGTTTTTGATGAACCAACAACCTTTTTAATGGTATGGTGGAATGGTAATGACAAAAAACATAATTGCGAATATATTTTCTCAAGGGATTATGAAACGGCGGAATCTTATGTTTTACGATTTATTAAGTATAAAAAGGTAGATTGTGTAATATTGTATAAGAGCGAGGTAAAAGTTAATAAAAACGATAAATATCATTATTTTAGGCTTTATGTTCCGATTTCTTATTATGATGGAATGAAACATTCCTTAGTTAAACATAGTACACTTTTTGCAGACACAATTGAAATATCGTGCGAGCGGGGTTATGCTTGGCAGGCGATTTATGTTGAACCTCTGGGGTGTGATTATTTGATGCAAATTGAAATTAAAAAAAACGCTGATAGTGTATACGGGAGGAGCAAGAAAAATGAAAGTTTATAAATCAAAAATTATGGGGTTGATTTCAAAAAATGCTGTTAAAGCCCGCAAATTTAAGCGCGGCACTATAGATAGGTATGGTTCAGCAGGCGCGTTTTTTGAGATTGAGCGCGGAAAAGTAACCTTTGTGCAAGGCAAGTATGCTTTAGAATCCAATATTTCAACTTCTGTTTCGAACGATGCAGAAACTGGAATTTATCGTTGTAATGATGAATTATATATCAATGCGGGACTTATGTTTGAAATTGATAATTTTGGCAACGCCGTTCAAGGCGAATGCAGACAAGATAACGCTTTTGAAGTGTTAAATAAACCTTGCGATTATCATGAGTTGATTTGCATGGATAGAACCAATGATTCAAAATTTTCAAGATTTGATAGAAAATTATTCCTTGAGCTTTTATCATATTTCGATGGGGATACTATTAAAATTCGTTTAATTGAGAACGTTGGAGCGGGTTATAAATATTTGCAAATTCAAGATTTAGAGACAAGAGCAATATTAATGCCGATGAAAGACATAGATTAAAATAAGTAAACCACAATAAAACGCAACAGCCGTGGAACTGCTAAACTTCCACGGCTGTTGCGCTCTTAAAACTAAGGAGGCAAGAAAAATTTGTTGCTGAAAGACTTTTTCCCTTTGCACAATGCTATTATAGCACACTTCATTTTATCTTGCAACCATTTTTACTAATTTACTAAAATATATTATACGTATGTGATATTATTATCACTATCAATTGTGCAAGTATGAATTGTTGCCGTTTCATCATATCCGATAAAAGTTAACTTTGTCGGCGTGATTATTGTATTTCGCATTATATAAGTTGAATTACGGTTATTTGCTGAACTAAACTTAACATCAACAACCGCACCTCTGCTTATATTAAGGTAAATTATAGAAAATGTGCTGTCAGCGGTAAGTGATCCGTCAACATTTTTTACAATTGCAACGTGGGCAAATTTACTATCAGTATATGTCTTTGCGCTTGTAAGCGTTGTTTCATCCTGTGTATCTGCATATGTTTTCGCCGCCGCAAGTGTTTTACTGCATACAGTATCAGTATATGTATTTGCCGCTGTCAGCGTTTCGCCGCATTTTGTATCGGCATATGTTTTTGCGCTGGCTAGTATTGTTTGATCCTGTGTATCTGCATATGTTTTCGCCGCCGCAAGTGTTTCGCCGCATTTAGTATTAGTGTATATTGTAGCTGATTTCTGCACCGCCGCATCTTGTGTATCAGCATATTCTTTCGCCGCCGTCAACGTTTCCGAACAAGCATTTCCGACATATTCTAAATTTGCCGCAAATGTACGCGCGCTCACCGCTGTTGCTGTTGGTACGGTAATTCCGCTGTCAGCGGTAATGATTTTATAAAATCTCGTTGCTTCGTGAAATTGTGTAAACTTATTAAAATCAGCAATATTATTGAAAGTAACATCTTCGGAAAACTGAACCGAACGGTTTTCAGCGGCAAAGGTATACTCCTCAATATTAACACTTTCATCTGATTTAATTTCAATTGTAGTTGAATATTTATTATTAACAAAGTAAAAGGATATAACGTTATCACCTGCAAATACAGGAACGGCAATTATTGTACCACCCTGTTTTACTGTAAGAAAAACAATTCCTTTTCGCATTCCCTCTGCAATTTCAGCGAAAGTTTTATTCGCTTTTATCGGTTTTGCTGTAACATCAACTTCAACCCACATAACCGATAATTTATCGATATTAAGATCATTTATAGCCTGTGCAAGATCCTCAATGTCACCATGGTTTGCGTTTACAGCATCAACGATAACATTTATGTGATACAATAGTTTCCATACCATTTCCAAAAATGATAAATTACCATCAAGCACGCACGGAATGACGGGAGTATAAACCGAATTAAGCGGAATTTTAACTTTTTCCAATTCTTTATCTTTTATAGTAATCATTATATAACCCTCCGATTAATATATATTCATGAAACATACTTCAAGTTCATCGAATATTTGTTTGTTAATATTTATAATTGTTTCTCGGTACTCAACTAACATTGCGCTGAATGTTGCGGAATTTCGTTTTCCAATAACATGATTTATATATTCATCAGTATTATTGAAGTTTTCTGTTCCGTTATCTGTCGTTCGGCCTGTGTTTTCCGTTCGGCTTGTTGCGTTTCCGTACGTTTCGCCATGATTTTCTTCGTTTAAATCTTGCGTTGTACTGGAATTGCGCTTATTTTCATTTGTTCCATTGTTTGTATTATTACTGGTTGTTTCAGCGGTATTTGTTCCGTTTTCCCTTGTTTCGCTATTATTTGCGGTATTATTTGACTTTTTACGATAATTTGTTAAATAATAATTATCGTTTATGCCGTTAACGCCGCTCACACTGGTTTGCGGTGTGTCGCTGTATGCATCAGTATCAATGCCGCTGATATTTGATTCAGCGTTTGTGTTTCGGTTTGTATTTTCAGTTGTTGACGCCGTTGCTGTTGCTGTGTTCGTTGCTTTTCCATTGTCAGTGATATTTTGATTTTCAGTGTTATTTCGGCTTATATTATTGTCGGCTACTGTATTTTGACTGCTTTCCGCGTTCACGGTTGACGATGAATTACCTGTGTTTACAGTATTTTTTTCACCGCCTTGCGATCCATGGTGTTCTTCCGTATAATCAACATCGTTCAGCGGATTAAATTCCAACATTGCACTTTTATAAAGTTGATTATAGTAAGGCATAATTTCACGGAGTTTTCGCGCAAGATAATAATTAAACAGGCCGTATGTTTCAGCCCCGATTTCCCGCATGTAAAAATGAAAAAGTATTTCATGTTCTAAAATATTGCGGTATGATTCATCATATATCGGAAACCTAAAATTAAATATTTTCGGTTGCGCCGCTGTGATAATTTCATCTATTGTTTTTTCGTTTAATTCGGCGGGCGTGAATCCGCTTTGTATTTCGCAAATATATCGTAATTGTGACGTATAATTACTCATTTTTTATAACCTCTTCATTCTTTCGGTCTATTTCGGCAAACTTTACTTTAATATTTAAGTTAAACATTTTATTGATTTTAGCTACTGCCTCTTCGCGTGCCTTCAATCGCGTTAAGCGGGCAATCTCAACGCCGCCGAAATTCGCTGTAACTTCATCAGATACTAATCTTTCCTTTTTATCGGTGTTGGCATTATCTATTCCAAAATATGTCAATGCCTCACTGATTATTTGCCGTTTTAGGATCTGCAATTTATCGGCGATATAAGGGGTTGTAACATCAAGGACATTTATTTCCGATAAAGTGCTTAACCCTTTTGTGCCGAATATAAAGGGGATATTGCCGTCATACTGTCGGAAAAGATTCTCCATTGTAAGCCGTTGACTATCTTCAGTCAATATAATTTTCGGTGTTTTTTGGCCTTTTACATTAACATCGATAATCCGTTCACATTCTGAAATGCGTTTTGCGTATGAGCGCAAGGCCAAAATTTCATTTGAGCGTGTTGAATTATTCCATATTATAACCGAATTTTCATTGCTTAGGTTCTTATTACGATAATTTACAGCAGGTGAAAATGCTACACGCTTAAACGGCTCGCGGTATATATCAAATGTTGAACTACTGTAAAATTGAAGAACAACGAACTCTTCTAAATCATCATCGTAATAAAACAGCGCTTTTCCGTCAAAACACAATATAAATTCAATAAATCTTGCGTCAATTTCCGGCGGCAAATTCTCATATTTAATACCCGCCAGTGCAATTTCCGTAATGCGGTTGAACCAAAAATTATATGATTCAATATTTTCGCGTTCCGCTTCTTTTCGGAAACGCTGTGTTATACTCATACTATTTCGTATCACTTTAAACCTCCATTATTCCAACGGTTTATTACGAACTTTATAATTCCCCACATTCGCATTATCAACCCAAAACGTAATCCCTTTATCAAATATTTGCGCAATTTTCGCCCTTGCGGCGGCATTGCAAGCATCATACTCGTTGTTTGCACTGGCCCGCACAACACAACCTTTAGTTTGTATAAAAGTAAAATTTTCCCTATTATGTATTGCAGGCGTTTCAACCTTATGGATCGCGTAACCGTAATGCGTAAAATAATCATCGATAATTTTTACATATTCATCACGGGGACGCAATATATAACCGCGAAATGTTTTATTTCCCATTGAATATAACGCAGTACCAGTAATATTACCGCTCACTTTCGGAGGGATTCGGCTTGCTTTATCAACATCTGCTAAAATATGTCCAACTGACATTGCGCCGCTTACTATCATACCGCCGCCAATCGGTAGTGCCGCTCCACCCGATCCACCCGCAATTGCAATACCACCCGCAATTTGGCCAACTGCTAAGGCACTTGATAAAAGTAAATTGGCGGAATTTTCCGCAAGATATGTTTTAAATGAGTCACTTACCCATGCGCATTGCGGAAACCCTGTCATAATACACATTTCGCTGAAATTTTTTGAACTTCCTTTATAACTTATCGGAATTGCACTAACACTTTGGGTTGGTGCTAAATCACTTTCAATATTAAATGTGATACTTCCCAGTCCGTCACCTGTGGTACTATCATCAAAATCATACAGTTTACCTTCCGAACCTGTTGAAACATAAAGACAATAAAACGGTGCAGTGAAAAGTTTATTGTTGTTTACATTCACGCCCAAAAATTTCGGATCTCTTTTTATTGTCCATAGAAGATCTTGTAACCCACCTTCAAATTCTGTTGGCGTCAACACAATTGATATTACACCTTCCACTTTGTCAGCGTGATTTGTTACAATATCTTTTATTTTGTCTCTTGCATCAACTACCCATACACCACTTCCATTTGCAATACTTATTTTGCCGATTTCCGTTCGATCGAGCGCGCTATACATTCCCTTTACCAACTCGCCGCCCGCAGCCTCATAATTTGCCGGGTTGAATGATGAATACATTATAACACTCCAATTATTACCGAAAGGTGCTTTACTTTCGCTGTCAACAACGTATTCGCCGATTGATATATTTTCCTCTACACGGTTTGAGCCTACCCAATCTTCATAAACATGATTTCGCTCAATCCAACATGCAGGAATTTCACAATACAGTTTAAAGGACTGGATAACATCTATTTCAAATTCTATTTCACATGTGTTATCATTTATATAAAATATGTTCTTTATAAACGCATAAAACCAACGGTTTAGATAACCTGTATTTTGATAGCGTAAATAATTACACCCGATCAATGTATCGGCTGTAAACGGCAAGCGGATTCTTCCGTTTTCCCGAACATATATTGCTTTATCCGCGCTGTATACAACCCATTGCGCAAAAAATGAATTTTGCGCGGATACACTCGCAAAATAAAGTGTGTGTTCATAATTAATATCAATGTTTATATTATTAAATAATTGTATTTTTGAATTTGGGCTTGGTGCTAACATTGTTTTACGGCGGACAATAGGTTTACTATCGCCCGCCTTTTCTCCTTTACAATATTTTATTTACCTTTGTAAACAGTAATTGTTGCGGTTGCTCCCTTTGAAGGATTTTCGTTCGAATCGGCATTAAGTGTCAGTGTTGTTGCTGTTTCATCGGCTCCGATAAATACCGTTCCGCGAACGTCCACATATGTCTTGCTTGAGTTCGCACCCTTAAGCGTCCATTTTACAGTTTTATTAAAGAATCCCGTTCCGCTAACTTTTGCGTTAAACTGTATTTCGCTGTTCGGAACAACCGTTGCGCTTGCGGGCGAAATAGTAACACTGTTAACCGCCGCCACACTGTCGCTGAAAGTTGCGGCAGGCGCAAAAGGCGAAACACTAATAATCTTCCAACAATGAAGGAATGCATTAGTATACAGCCCATCGGGGTTGCGAATATCTTCCATTGTAATCAGTCGATCATATATCTGGATGAATTCATCATCGATAATGACGGCAGGGATCTCCGCAAGCTCCGCAAGCTGGGAATTTGTAATGCCTTTAATCGTTGCACTTGATACATTTCCGTTTTCATCATATGTAATATTTTCGCATGTTTCGGGCGCGCACTGAGCAAGGCGGTTTATGTCAATATCACCGAACGAATCTACCATAAGTCGTTTAGACAAAAACTCGGCTTTATCCATATTGAAGGCCGCCGCCAGAACATTTACGTCCATTGCTGCATCGAAATCCGCTGTAACAATAACGGTTTGGTTTACATGCTGTGAATGTGTTTTTACACCCGCGATATTGTAATCTGCCGTCATAAACTTCATTTTATTGGAAGTTGCCTTAATTTGAGTGACAACGGATCTGACATTTGCATCAGTTGAAATTGCAGGAACTGAAATTGCCTTAATATTGCCGTTTACAATATTCAGCGCAATAAGGTATTTCATGATATTAAATTCATCATAGTTACTTGCGCTGACAAGACTTTCGTATATTTTTTCAATGAGTGAATACAGGCCGTTTTCGCTTGTAAACGCCGCTGACAAATCCTCATTTGAAATTGTAGCAGGATATTTAACTTGATAGTTTACAATATGAAATGCGGCGCGAATATCGGGAATGCGCCGCTTAAAAACCGTTTCGCTTGAAATATTCGGATTATAAAGCTCCGCATTTGCAATATTAACAAAGATTTCTTCAATTGTTTCGCCCAACGACAAAACACCCTTTTTGAGACTTTCCCAAGGGTTGTTGTACATTTTACTTGTTACTGTAACAAGGATAATTCGGTTGATAAGATCCGTTGCAAACGCATTGCGCAAATTCGGACTATCCATAATAATTTTACCAATTGCGCGGATAGAATCAGCGTCCGTTGCAGTGAACGGAATATAATTCTTATAGTTTGTTGAAAAACCTTCGTTTATAATTCCGTTGATAACATCTTTAGATACATTCGTCAATACATAATTTTTAGGTCTTGTAGGCATATGTTTATTCCTCCGTAAACAAATCTTTTATTTTAATTTCCTTTTTTTCCTCTTCGGTTTCATCTTCTGCAAGCTTTTCGTTGTCATCACCTTCGCCGAAAAAACGTTCTTTATATCGTTTCTTAAGTGAATTATATTTGTTTGTGACTTCTATCAATTCTTCCGAATTATCAGCGAAAGAATCGGAAAAATCCTCAAGAAAAGCTATTGCATTTTCGCTTTCATCCTCTCCGATAAAACTCTTCAAAGATTGAAGTAATTCTTCTTTGCTACGTTTCATATTAGTATTCTCCATTCAGCACGGTTACACCGTTTATTTGTACTTTTACTTTTGCCGTTTTACCGTTTACCGCCAGCATCTCATCAAATCCCGCCTGTGACTTCGGCCCCCACTTTCCATCAATCTTTCCGACATCATATCCGTTTGCAGACAGGGCACGTTGCATCAGCTCAAATTTTTCGCCGCGTTGCATCGGGCTTGTTACTCTAAATCGTGTTCGCTCAATTTCGGGAAAAACAAGTATTTTGTTAGGAATGCCGTATTCGTTCCAGCCGTCATTAATAGTTGACATAATAATTCCATCGACAAAGCTTTTTGCCTCAATAATAAGTGGAACCCCGTTTACGTTTTGTCCGACTACATAGCCCACATGGTGGATCCTGCCGCTTGAATTGCGCTTAAAAACACAAGCACCTGCCGCAAGCTCACCCTTTTCGGTAATATACTCAAGTGCTTCATCATCTTTGATACCGCACCAATTTGTATAGTTACCTGCCGCGTTGTTATCCTGTCCGACAAAAGCATCAATCAAGCCGTTGCAGTCATACAAATATGCGTTGTCTGTTATCCATTTTTGCGTTTTACTGTCGAACTCAGCTTTACTATAATTTGACTGATAATATTTAGTGTACGCATAGTCAAGCCGCCATTGCGTTGCTTTTTGTCCCGTTGTACCCATCAAATAATGTGCGGGTACTGTTCCAATCTCGCTGTCGGTTACGCCGCAATAATAAGTGCCTGCCAATAGTTTATTCTTAGGCAACCGCTTGAAAAGATATTTTACAAAATCCTCTGCATTTTTCATTCTTTGCTCAACCTTTCGTAAAGTTTGTTGACAATAAGAGTATTATTTTCAATAGTTTTTCTTAGCTCATTCACTTCTGTTTTATGGTCGTTCATAATTTCGTTTATAATTTGCTGGTTTTCCTTATCTTTTTTGACAATGTAACATGCAAGTGCTATCATCGCCGCAATTGACACGCCGTAAGTTGATATAATCTGAATCCATTGTTCCATAAATGTAAATCCCCTTTTTACTATAATTGCAAGGGAACTGTTTAACGTTAGTTTGTAAGACCTATTCAGCGGTTCAGTCGGTTTCACCCGTTACGCTCTGAACCCGCAACGTTATTTTAAACATGTTCCCCGCAAAATTATTGTAACATATAAGTTTATTTTTGTCAAGCACGTATTAATTTAAATGCGTTCGAAAACTCATTTTTGATTTTTACGGATTCATACCGAACCGCGCCGACATTATACATGTTTCGTAAAGTCTGCAAACATATTGACTTTCGAACCGCTAATAGCATATTGGGTTGCAGATCCGAATTTGTCAGCGCATATTTTACTAAACAGCTTTCATCAATATCACGGGATATAAAAATTAACCCTTCTTTATAATCTACCCATATTCCGTAATTATTATTCATATATAATATTGTGAAATAATATTTCGCACTTTGGGTTTTCTTTTGAACGAAATTTTTATTATCCCTCAAAAAATCGTTTTCCATATTATATTTACCGTATGCAGTGCCGTTTATGATTGAGCCGAAACGTGTTTTCATTGCCGCATTTGTATATTCTTCGTTCTTTATTACCTCTACCAATATTTCATTATTAATACGTTTTATTGTTTTGTTTCCGTACGGCGGCACAATATTAAAATAGTCAAAATACGGATTAGAAATTGTATACGCATTCGACAAAAAGAAAACTACAACATCTCGCAATCTTGCAATTGTAGAGTACAATTCTAAAAAGTTTGTTACTTCATCTTGCAAATAATGATAAACCCCTTTATCAAGTATGAATTCATCAAAACATATTTTGCTCACCTTCGGAAAAGGAATTGATTTTAGGATCTTGCCTGTTGATAAGGCTTGCGCCTGTCCTGCATACTCATCATTGATATAAAACATATTTCCTTTCACTTTAAATGCGACGTTCGGGAACTCTGGTTGTATATCGTCAAAAAACGATTTTAACCTTTGCGCCGTCACCTCCGTTTTATACCGCCGAATGTATATAAACTCATTTTTATTTTTTAAAAAATCCTGTATTGCCCATCGTTTAAAAGCATATGTTTTGCCTACACCGCGCATACCAACGATAAAATTAAATAAACAATTATAACTCAATGCTTTCCCTATTTCGTAATACATTTTTTATCCCTTTCGCACTGTAAATTCTGTTTCATCAAGCACAATTCCGCCTGCTGTATGTACAGGCCGCAATTTTCCGCCGTACTTTGCCCCCTCCGTGAAATTCTCAAAAGTAACTTGTGAGTGCAAATTCGCGGGCATTCCTGCACATGTTACATTTAGTTTACCTTCAATTTCTTCAATATATGTTTTAGCTCTTAAAAATTTGGCTCTTGTAAAACTCGATTCATGTTTCCATGCTCCAAGCTTTACATCATCAACTTCCAATTCTTCGGGAATGTCATCGCCTAATAAATGTAATGAATCGGTGTCCGCATATAAAAAACGGCGAAATACTTTTTGTGCGCTTGAAATTGTTTTGTATCTTGCCCATGCGGTTATAAATGCCGCAATTGGAATGTAAATCGGCTTGCGCTGTTCCCATTCGCCGAATAAATATCTTACATTGTCATTCAGCGGATCAATTACCGGAATCTTCGATCGCACATTCGGATTCATACCAAATTTGCCGTAAAGCGAATTCAGCATCAATTTCGCAATTGTCCGTAACGGTTTATTACCCTCCACCGTTGCTTTTTCTTTCACAGCATACCATTTATCTATATATGAACGAAACATTATATTTGAACTTTTCCATTTCCAACCACCAATATATTCTATGTTATAAATATTGTAATGTGCTTGAAACAATTCCATATCAACGGAAGTTAAACACAATGTAACGTCTTCACCGTTGCTATCAATTATATATTCCGTTGGATTAAATGCCGTGCTGTTTTTTAGCTGTATTGTCGGAATATAATTTTTCTTTAATTTGAAATTGCACCGTATCATCTGAACATATAAATCGTATAAATCATCTTTTTCATAATTACCATCATAATATATTGGTTCTCCATATGGTAAATTGCAATAATACATTACGGAAGGATATAACGAGTTAACATCTAATACAATTCCGTTGCCAACTATTTTATGAGTAAAACGCGGGTTTGCATATGTAAAGCCGCCGCGATAGCATTGCCGAACATCAGCATCGTAATCGGGTTCGGGAAACCACCTTGAAAAACATTTTTTCGTTATTATTTCTTTGTAATTTGTCATTGCGTTACTTGCCGTTGTGTTCTTTGTCAAACCCTGCTGAAATAATATTTCAAGAGCTTGAGCCACAATTTGGCAGTCATTACGTAAATAATGTATTTCATCAATTGTCAATTCGTGCCCAATTTCACGATCCGCCGTATAGTCAATTTCTTCTTTTTGTATTGGTAAATTAAAGGCTTTTGCAATTTCCGCCACCTTAAACGGCAAAAGCTTTAAAGAATCTAAAAAAGTTATTTTATGGTTTTTCTTTTTTAGAATCTTAAAATACGTTGTAATTGAATAGAATATTCCCTTGTCGCTTATAAGTGTCTGAAATGTATTCGGCCGCTTATCTTCATCCGTTATATGACACCACCCACTTTTTAATAAATGATAAATTATAAATTCACCATCAAATTTTAAGTTATGAAAATATATTGTTTCCTGCTGTTTTGATAATTCTTTCATCTTTTCAAAAAACGAAATTATATTATTTCCATAAATAAAGTTTGAAATATTACCTATTTCACATAATCCCCATGCCCACACTCTGCAATCATCCGCGTTCGTTGTTGTTTCAAAGTCGGCAACATACATTTTATAACCTCGTGATATTATCGTAAATAATTTCCCTTTGATTTTCACGCTCAACGGGATCACGATAAAACAAAATAAACAAATAATCAGAGCCCAAACTTGCATTAATGAAGTCGTCAATATTAATCGAATGTATTTTGTTTATTATTTCTCTCAATCTCGGATCGTTGCTGTCAAATAAATTATTTAGCATTGAAATATAATTATTCCTGTATTGCACATTTTTTCTTTCAAGATAATTCGGCTGAGTTTGTGTATCAAGCGAGCGCAAATATGACGGCATATCGCGCATACTGATTTGATCAATATCCTGTTTCGGCAACAAATTAACATCGCGCATTCGCCCCATTTGCGCCAAATTACCCCGCTCAATTTCACCCACCTTCGCGCGTTGCATTGCGCGGCGTTCATTTATGATATCTAACTGTTTTTTCGCCTTCCTATATATTGCATCGGGCAATTCAACGCCCTTTTCCGTTTTTACTGTTTTATATCCCCCTTCCATAAATTCTTTTATTACAGCCTTTGTATCTGCAACATCGGGACTATCTTTCAATTTTGAATATGATAATTTATCGACTTTAAAACCCCGCTTTTCAAACCTTTTTGCTTTTTCGTTGTAGGCTTTTACCATTTTCTTTAATTCGGTATCAACAGCGGCTTTCGGCTTTGCTGTAAATGCTTGCAATTCCGAAATTATACTTTCAATGTTTCCGCCGCTACTTTTAATTTTTGAAACATATACTTTTTGCGGAATAGGAATATATTCCGCTGACAGTTGGGCTTTCTTTTCAAGCCTCTTTATCTTCGCATTAAAGTTTTTTACCGCTTTTCGCAACAGCTCATCCTGTTTTGTCATTCTTATATCACCTCTTTAAATTTTCACGCACTATAAATCATCGGTTATAGTGCGTGAACCATTTTATTGATATATTGTATTCCCTGTTTTAGATATTATTTTGTAACAATATCCAAAGTGAAAATTCGATTCGCGCCGTTTGTAATTTGCCGAACGCGAACAGGTATACCTTCTTCCCATGTGGGCGAACCGTACAAGCCGAAAATTCGCTTAAGGGAATTATAAATTCCGTATGACGTTGCAGTGTAGGTGTGGCCTGCAATGTCAATCAGTGTTACACGGGGGGTTGTTCGAACTTCGCCTGTTTTTTCATCAACGATCTCTACAGGTTCAATTATAACATCTTTTACATTAATTTCCTTGCCAATGTGATCGGCAATTCGGACTTCGGGCGAATTCAATGCGTTATACAATTTCGCTTTATCGTTGTTGCTTTCAGCAACAAACGAAGAGTAAATTGACGCTGTTGCGGTGTTGATACCTTCAAGGATCTCATTTTTCTTTGTGTTGGTTGTAATAATTTCGTTCATAATTTTTTCCTTTCTTAGAAAACCATTTATTGTATTTTTTCGGTTTCCTTGACGCGCTGTTTAACAGCGCGTTTCGCCTTGCTCCCACAAAGGCTCGTCAGAAGGATTTCAAAATACAAGATATGATACAAGTTTATATTGTGTCGATTTCGGACAGTTTGTAAACCATTTATAACCAACCCCATATCTCCCATTATACGGAGCTATTATGCCAAGTCGTTTTCGAGAGACATACCCCCGAGCCAGCGAGTTTATCGCCGCATAATGCAATGACGTTACGTCTACCAACGCCATAACTAAATAACAAGCTATATCGTCCGCATCAAAAATTTTGTATGTTCCCGAACGCTTGTTGTGTGTCATTGCGTAAAATGTTTCCCACTTCTCGCTGGCCATTTTATGCGCAATTTCATTTAAATCAACAGGCAATTCTTTTTTCGCAAAAATGCGTGTTGAAATATCATCATATTCAATCCGTTCTTTCGTTTCAGCATTTACAAAATAAATCATTTTTTCGTCCTTTCGTTATTCCCACCCACCCCACCTATATATTATTTCACTTCAACGTAAATAATGAAATAGTTATCATCTTCCGTCATCATTGTCACATTTTTCACGTTGTATTCCGTGCCATCATCAGCACAGACACACTCTTTTGGACTATGATAAAGCATAATTTCCTCATCATGCTTTACCGCCATACACCGACATTTAAGCGGTTTATAATTGCTAAGAATTTTTGCATAGCAAGCTGTAATTTCTTCATGCGGTTTTGCAAAAAGTTGCCACATTTTGACTAATTTCATTTCATTTACCTACCATTTCATTGATATTCGGTTTG